GAATATTGCTAGAGATCTAGCTGCCTCATGCCAGTCTGTTTCTCCGCTATTCCCGTCTCTAACATCCATTAAAGCTTGAATTTTAGCTGCAGTTGATTCATCTTCTAAGAATTCTGCAAAATTATCCAATCCTAACTGCTCATTTAATAAAGCATATGCTTCAGCATGGATAGTTTCAAACGCTCCGAAGGTAACTGCCATCATAATAACCTCAGGTTTTCTAAACCATTTAGTAACAAGATTGGTCCAATAATCGTTAACAACTGTTTCTGTTTGTGCAAATCCTTTTAAGATTCCTCCTATAACATTTTTTTCATGCGGTTTAAGATTTGAATTCCAATCTGATACGTCTTGTGACATTGGAACTTCTGTGTGTAACCAGTGAGCCTGATGTGCTTTAAGCCAATACTCGTGTGCTTGTGGATACTCAAAGGGCTTGTAAACTATGCGTTCGTCTTTTAGACTCATAATTGTTGTTTTTGTTGTTTGTTATAAAATTAGACTGTAAGAATAAATAGCATTTTAGAATGGAACGTCTTGCTCCAATTCAAAGAACTTATTCGCGATTTCTTTGAAATTTCCTCTAGGTTTATCACCTGATTCAATTGGTAGCATGTTTCCTAAAATCTCAATATGTCCATTGTTTGTATCAACTTTTGCATCCCAAGTCATACCGTCCATTCCGTATCTGTTTTTCATTACGTGAATACGTCCTGTTCCTAAAACCTTATCTTCTTTCATTCTTGATAGAGATAAGCAAACATCTGCTACCATCATCTTATCATATGAACCTGCTGCCTTATCTCCTTCAATAACTGAATCCTTTGCTCCCATTCTATTAACTTGAGACGGTGTTAGGATAGGTATTTGAAGTTCCTTAGCCAATCCTTTTGTTGCAATGAATACATCATCGATTTCATCTTTTCTTTCTGTGAAACGAGATTTTGAAGGTGGTTTTAAATAATCGACGTAGTCAATAATAATCATATCGGGTTTGTGATCAACATCCATACATTTTTGGATATGTGCTTTGATCGTACTTATTGATGCACCTTTCGGTGGATATTCTTTTACAATGAGTTTTCCTTTAAGTTTACCTACAATCTTTTCAACTTCACCTCTATGTTTGTTTACTTCTTCTATTCCGTGTCCTGTAAAGTAGCAATCAAATCGTTTTCCTACATAATCTTCTCCAAGTTCTAAAGTATAAAAGTTTACATTATATCCCATTAGTACTGCATGTGCTGCTGCTGCAACCATCGTCCAAGACTTTCCTCCTCCAGGATTACCAAACATAATAACTAAATCACCAGGTCCCCAACCTCCTCCAATAGTCTCGTTTAAAATTGGCCACGGTGTTGGAATAGTAGGTCTGTAGTTTTCTCTATAACGGCTCTCTACATCTTTGTTATATTCGTGACCCATATTTTTATCCATACCAGCTCTCATAGCCTTTTCAATCACTGCTCTAATTCCATCAAAGTCTCCTTGGTTTAAAAGATCTGCTGAATTTAGTAGTGCTGCTTTAAGTTCCTGATTTTTAGCGAACGTGGTAAACTCTTCTACTACGTATGCTAAATCATCTTGAGTTGCTTCATAACAGTTTCTTAATTCTGCCTTAACTGCTACTTGTAAGATGTCATTCTCTACTTTTTGTAGTTCAATTTTTAATGCTTCTAAAGAAATTGTGGTATGATACTTGTCGTAGTACTTAATTGTAGTTTCTAGAATCCATCTGTGCGCATCTGAATCAAAATAATCTGGTCTTAATAAATCTCTTGTGTTAAGTAGGAATTTTTTGTCTGTTAGGAGTGCTCCTAATACTTTTAATTGAAAGCCTTTTCCGTAGGAAGATAGTTTTGCTAATGATGTCATGTAACTTATTTTATTATAACTTATTTTTTATATGTCGAAAGCGGTCTGAACAATTCTAACCATCCTTCAACGTTTTTGTTTAGAGCTTCGATTTGATCTGCCTCTAACATGCTTAAAAAAGTAACAACCTGTAAATTTGGTGTTGGCTCTTTTACCTTCTCTAATATATGAAAAATTTCGTAATCTCCCAACCTTGGCTCGGATAAATTCATTAATTCATAGTTAGTTTTTACTTTATCCCAATCATAAATGATACTAGCGAATATTTTTTTAGTTTGCAACTTTTGTTCACAAATATCGTAAATATCTTTTAATAAAACTCCAGGTTTATTAATTAAGTCTGGAAACTCTTTCAATAATGTTTTAGGTCCTAATCCTTTTACACCTGTAAGGTTATCTGAGTTATCGCCTAATAGTGCTTTCATTATTAAATAATTCTCAGGAAGTAATCCTATTTCTTCTTGTATATCTTTTTTTTGATAGGTTTTTTTCTTGATAGGAGAATAAACTTCTATATTTCTATCCACTATTTGTAAAAAATCTTTATCTGAAGAGGTGATTGTAACTTTCTTTCCATTAGCTGCAAATTTTTGTGCTAAATATGAAATTGTATCATCTGCTTCTACTTTATCTATTGATATTAACGTAACTGGTAGACATTGTAAGTATTCAACCAATCTATGCATTTGCATAGTCATTGAAGCAAACTCATCGTCTTTATCATCAAACAATTCCCAATTTGTAATCCTCTTTATATTTCTAGTTGCTTTGTATTCTGGATTGATACTTTTCCTACTTGATGAGGATGCCTGTCCATCGAATACGCAAATGATTCTAGTTGGATCAATTGTTCTAGTTAAGAACCCTAAGGACCTTAAGAAGCCAACGAGACCACCTGTGTGGTGGCCTTGTGGATTCATAGATTGTAGCATTGCGAACGACCTTATAAAGGTGTTCATACTGTCCACAATCAAAACATGGTCGTTTAGTTTTCTGTCTGGCTTTTGTTCAATTTTATTTAGGATGTCTAGATAATTATTCATCTAGTGCTTCTAGGTTGGTTGTATCTTCTTCTACATCTGCCTCTACCATTACAGTAAACTCTGTAGATCCTAAAGTGTTAGCCCAAGATCCTTTGTGAGTGTCTTTGTAATTATCAATTGCTTTCTTATCGTCTGCAATGAATCCATGACTGGTCATAATGATTGCTCCTCTTGATTGGATACCGTCAATGTGATTTTTCTCTATCTGAACTTTAGTTCTTTTAGCAAATTCAAATTCCTTACCTTTTGCAACAGCTTTAATCTTACTCGTTCCTGAGTTGGTAATGTTTCCAAAAGTAACAATTACTGTTGAATCGTACCACATTGTTTTTCCTCCTTTATTCTCTAAACGAGGTTGTCCCATTGGATGTTCAGGTTTTGCAGTCCAAACTTTGTTGATTGCTACTAGAGTGTTGGTGTACTTGCTTGCTTCTTTTCTTGATAACATAATTTTTTGGTTTACATTATTTCCGAATTGAGTTGACATTGCCCCAGCATTCCATTCGTTGTTGTTCTTATTTGATCTTACAGACAAATCACATGGTACTGATCCTACTGAATCCCAGAAGAAGCATAAATCGTAAGGAAGATTTCCTTTCTTTTGTTCGTCAATTAAGTCTAAGATATAAACTGCTACGTCTTCTATTGTATTTAGAGTTCCTCTATCTGCATATAAGAAGAATCCTTTGTAGTCAGTTATTTCTCCTGTTTCCTCATCAACAACTTCTTCAACCTCAAGACCCATCATTTGAGCATGTGGCCAAGACCATTTCATCTCAGTAATAATGAATACTGGAAGAATTCCTTGTTTCTGTGCTTGAACTGCTGCTTCTAGTAGTAGTGTAGTTTTTCCTGTATCAGAATGTCCTCTAAGAAGTGTAATATGTCCCATAGGAATTCCTTTGAGAGATGTTACTTCGGAAAAAGCATCTGAGACTTTAATCCAATCTTGAGTTTTAAATTTTACCGAAGTATTTGAAAACCCTTTGTTCTTCTTAAAGTTGTCCAAACTAAAACCGCCTTTGATTATTTCGCTAGCGGTTTTTGGTGTTGCTTTTTTGACTGCCATTCTTAGTTGAATAAGTCATCAAATTTACTCACTGTACTTTTGTTTCCTGCTGCTGCTGTCTCTAAAGTGAAGTCAGTTTTATTACTTCCTAACGCTTTATCCAAATCAGTTTCTTCTGTAGCTGGAGCTACTGGTGCGATAGATTCAGTTGGAGTAGCAGGTGGAGTAGTTTCTTCTTCTCCTGGATTTAGATACTTTTGCAATGCCTTCTTTATGAATTCATAGTCGTACTGAGTTTGTGACTCTAAAGCATTTGGTTGTTCCTTTAACCATAAATCAACTTGGGTATTGTTATCCGACAATGTTGTTTGTTTAGGTTTGATTCGAACTGTAGTGCTTGGAAATTGACCTGGACCTGCTGCTGGTGTAGTTTCGACAACCATATCCCATCCGCTCATTACATCTGTAAAGTCTCCAATATCTTCATCCTCTGCTAAAGCAAGTAATGCTTTATAGATGTTAATACCGAATGACCAAAGACGAACTCCTTTGTCTTCCTCACCTCTTACAATAACAGGAGCAAAGAATCTAGATTTAGGAGATAACTTTCCAGATAATGACCAATTGTCTTTATCAGAAGTTTTTCTTAACTCTTTTACAAATTCTTCAATTGGATCTTGTTTTCCGTAGTTGGAAAGAGACATCATAGGAAATTTGCCTATGTTGTAGTGTAGTTTCAACTCTGTGAAAGGATCTGCAGCATTGAAGGCTGAAGGAACGATACGAATTGTTGTTTTTCCGTTTGTTGGTTTCCAATAGATCTTATCAAAGTCTATCTTCTCACGGTCTTGATTTCCGGTGCTGTTTAGTGCAGCCAATTTTGATTTAATTGCGTTTAAATCCATAGTGTAACTGGTTTTTAATTAAAACTTTTATTAATATAAGATAAGAAATATAATTCGATATTCCAACTATATACTACTTTTTTTATACTAGATTCCTAGGTTTTTCTAATACTAACTACCCTTCTTTTTTGAATTCATAGAAGCACGAATTTGATCATCAGTATATTGTATACCTAAAATACCTGATTGATTGGCTTTTTTAGTAGTAGTTACTTTTCCATCTTTTGATGTTTTTGTCTCTCTACCTATTTCAATTGCACCGCTAGGCGTTCTACCTACATAATCATTTGTACGTACATTGTCTATTCTACTTTTTTTAGTATATAGAGTATCTAGTGTTTGAGGTGATTCTATTTGTGCTACATCTCTAATGTCTCGCTTCTGAGCTTGAGTAAGACTTGGAGTTCCTAGTAAAGCAGTGAGCACTGTTGCTGTTATTAATCCTTTTCTAGCGTAGGATTTAACTTTATTCAGCACACCGCTAAATACTCCCTCTTCTAAACTGCCTAGAATATCATTTACTATTTTTTGATCATCAGCACTAAGTGCTTGCTCTTCATTTATTAATTTAGAATTGTAGGTTAATTTATTTTCTACTAAGAATTTTTTTAAATTAAAATTTTCCATTTGCTTATAGTTCTAATATTCTAAATAATTTTGTGTTGACTCTTTTTAATTCTGCACCCTTTGTTAGTAAGATACAATTCTGATAGTCATTCCATTCTACTCTGAAGTTTGTATCTAATACCCCTCCGTTTAAGGATTCGATTAGGCGATTTAGAGAATTGATTGTGTATAAGGTATTTGATTCCTTTTTTCTGTGAACTAAGATTGTATTTTCTAAGAAGTTAGAATCTTTTCCAAATTCTACGTTATAGGTACAGATATATTCATCTTGACTCTTTGAATAAAGAACAAAAATCTTATTATAAATGATCTTATATTTGGTCTGTATTGTACTTAGAATCTCTTCCAGTTGTTGTTCTGATGAGAAAGTACAAAATAGTTTGTTGCTCATGTCGGCGTAATTGTAATTATGTTCGATATCGTAATCAAACATTGTTGGCGCTACATCTATTTGTATCATTTATAAATAGGTTTTTGTTTTACAAAACTAGGTTATTACTGTATTTGAACTTGATAGGATACTTTCCTCCTTGGTTCATTATTTTTTCTAATGATTCTAATGTTTCTTTTCCATCTGATTTATCAAAATCGAATACAAAGGCATCGTATGTATAAAGTGCTAATTTACTTTTCTTATCTTGAAGAAACATAAGCACATCTTTTAATATAACGATATTTCTTGACGTTTCCAAGCTCTGCATCATATAGTTCATTAATTTTTGTGGATGCATCTCTGGGAGCTCTTGTGTAAATCTTTTTCCTGAGATTGGATCTTCTACGTATCCTTTCTCTTGGTAGTGTTGCCACAGCCTGTTTATATAATTCTGTATTCTTTCAAAAATAGGTAAGAAAGCAAACTCTGGTGGAATCTTTCCATAAATGGCATGGAAGTTGATTTGCTTTGCTTTTGCATACTCATCCTCAGCTATTTCATCCTTTCCAAAATACAATCTTGCCAATTGAACGTGAGCCGACTCATCTGTTAATTCATATGCAATTTGTTCGCATAACAATCTTAAATGATATCCATCAAAATCCATTTCAACAAATACATCGTTCTGGGGTATGATTGTTTTTCTAAATTCTGGAGCTTTGGGAATTGCTGT